AATCAAAGTATTTTTGGTTAGGTTCCAGAAATAAAATTACCGAATCTTCACTTGATGCCTCTCCAGCAGCTGATGCAGGTGCAAGTAAATCTGGTACAACTTTTAAAAGATTAAATGCAGCTGCTGCAGCAGATCAGATTATTGGTGGTAGTTTAACTGCCGGTCTTGATGGTTCTGATTTAGTTAATGCTGATTTAACAGCGGCATATGATCTTTATGTGGATGCTGATACTGTTGATGTTACTCTGATAATGTCTGGTGCTGGTAGCACTGTTGTTGGAAGTCACATCATTGACAATATTGCATCAAAACGAAAAGATTGTGTTGCATTTGTATCTCCTAACAGAGCATCTGTTGTTACTCCTGCTAGTAACGATGCAGCAGTAACTGCACTTAAAGCAGATAGTACTGCACTCGGTTCTTCTAATTATGCTATTATGGATGGTGCATGGAAATATCAATATGATCGTTATCGTGACATTTTTGTTTATGTTCCAATGAACGGTGACATTGCTGGTCTTTGTGCAAGAACTGATTTCACGAATGATGCTTGGTGGTCACCTGCTGGTTTGACAAGAGGTGTAATTAAAAATATTGTAAAATCTTCTTGGGAACCAACAAAACCAGATCGTGATGAGATTTATCAACTAGGTATTAATCCTATTACGACACAACAGGGTGCTGGTGTTATTCTTTTTGGTGATAGAACTATGCAAATTACACCAACAGCATTTGATCGTATTAATGTTCGTAGGTTATTCATTGTTCTTGAGAAAGCAATTGCTGTTGCGGCTAAAGCAATGTTGTTTGAATTCAATGATGAATTCACAAGGTCACAATTTGTTAATATTGTTACTCCTTTTTTGAGGGAAGTACAGGGACGTAGAGGACTCACAGACTTCAAAGTAGTTTGTGATAGTTCAAACAATACAGGTCAGGTTATTGATACTAATAATTTTGTTGGTGATATTTATATCAAACCAAACAGGTCTATTAACTTCATTCAACTTAACTTTATTGCTGCTCGTTCTGATGTATCTTTCTCAGAAATTGGTGGTTAAGTCTTATAAATATATTAAAATAAAGGAGTAAAACAATGAATAATATTGCAGATTTTAAAAGTCAGTTTCAAGGTGGTGTAAGACCTAACCAATTTAGTGTTCGTATTGATAGAAGTCCTGTTGGTGGTGCTAATCTTCGATTCTTGGGAAAAGCAGCAAGTATTCCTGCTTCTACCATCGGAAATGTTGATGTTCCTTACCGAGGCCGTCAACTGAAAGTTCCTGGCGACAGAACTTTTGAAGATTGGACATTGACTGTTTTCAATGATGGTCAATGGTCATCAAGGTCATATTTTGAAAAATGGATGCAACTTCTTCAAGGTCATAGAAACCCTGTTAGAAGTGTAAATGCAACGGAGGTTTATGGTGCTGCTACAGTTCAGCAGTTGTCAAGGTCAGGTGCAGTAATTGCAACGTATACGATGGAAGATATATATCCAACAAATACAGCTGCAATTGATCTTGGTTTTGATACCAATGATTCTGTCGAAGAATTTCAAGTTACTTTCGCAGTAAATAATTGGTATAGTACTTTTAGTCCAGAGCCTTTGGGTCAGGGTAGTGGTCTTGATGTTGATTTTCAAGTTTCTGGTAATATCGGTGGTGTTGGAGTTAGTATTGGTACTGGCGGTATTAGTATTACATAAATTTTTGATAAGGGGGAGTTTATTCTCCCCCTTCATTTTAATAATGAACAAAGGATAGTAATATGGCTTTTGACTTATTTGGATTTTCAGTTTCAAAAAAGAAAACACAGAAAACATTTGTAACACCAGAGAACGATGATGGTGCAATTACTTATGTTGAAGGTGGAGGATTTGTAGGAACATATCTCAATACAGATATTGATGCAAAGGATGAAAATCTTTTAATTCAAAAGTATAGAGAGATGGCTATGACACAGGAAGTTGACTTAGCTATCACAGATGTTATCAACGAATCCGTTTTGCATGAAACTGGAAAATCTACAGTAAACCTGTCTTTAGAAAAACTAGAACAAAGTGATGCAATCAAGAAAAAGATTTCTGATGAATTCAAAAGGATTGTAAAACTTTTAGATTTTAACAAAACAGGTTATGATACTTTTAGAAAGTGGTATATTGATGGTAAACTTTATCATCATATTGTTATTGATAAAACAAAACCAAAAGAAGGAATTAAACATTTAATTTCTGTTGATGCTCTTGACATCAAAAAAGTTCGTGAAATAAAAAGAGAAAAAGACGTAGTAACAAATGTTGAGTTTGTAAAAGAAATAGAAGAATATTTTATTTATAAACCAGATCAATCTACTGGCCAGTTTCTACCTGGCGGTAAAATGAATGAAGAAGTAAAGGTTGCACCTGATGCAATTTCTTATGTTCATTCTGGTATGATTGATTCAGAGAAACAAGTTGTTATTGGTTATCTATATAAATCAATCAAACCTTACAATCAGTTAAGGATGATTGAGGATTCACTTGTTATCTATCGTTTGGCAAGAGCTCCAGAACGAAGAATTTTTTATATTGATGTTGGTAACTTGCCTAAATTAAAAGCAGAACAATACTTGCGTTCTGTTATGGATAAGTATAAACAGAAAGTTGTTTATAATGCTGCAACTGGTGAAGTAGAAGACCAGAAAAAACAGATGTCAATGCTGGAAGATTTCTGGCTACCAAGACGAGAGGGTGGAAGGGGTACTGAAATCAATACTTTACCATCTGGACAAAATCTTGGAGAGATTGACGATATAGAATATTTTAGAAAGAAACTTTATCAGTCTCTTAATATTCCTATCTCAAGAATTGAGGGAACTGATTCAACTGCATTTAATCTCGGCCGAAGTACGGAAATTAATAGAGATGAGATAAAGTTTTCTAAATTCATTAATAGATTACGACAAAGATTTTCATCTTTATTTACAGATTTACTTAGAGTCCAATTGCTTCTTAAAGGTGTTATTAAAGAAGATGATTGGTATGAAATTAAAGATGCAATTGAATATATTTGGACTAGGGATTCTCATTTTGCAGAACTAAAACAAAATGAAGTACTTAGAGAGCGTTTAGAAGTTCTTTCATCATTGGATGAGTACATTGGAAAATATTATTCTAACGAATGGGTTAGGAAAAATGTTCTCCGACAATCTGAAGATGATATCGAAGAAATGGATAAACAGATTAAGACTGAAACTGGACAAGACCCTGATGATGCAACAATCAATCCAGACTTACTAGACTATCAAGGGGACTGATAATGAGTATATCTAAATCTAGTTTTTTAAATAATTATAAAAATAAAATAGTTCCAAGTGATTCTGAAAAGATTAATGAAGCAATTAGATATGCTTTTAAACTTACAGATATAAACGGGATTGAGAAAATCAACAAATCAATTTTAGAAGCTTCTATAGAGTTTAAGATTGATGAAGGGTTACTTAGAGAAAAAATAAATGATGAATCTTTTATATTAAACGAAAGGAATTAAAATGAGTGATGAAATAAAGTCCAATATAGTACAGAGTGTAATTGATAAAAAATTCTCAAGAGCAAATTCAGAGTTTGCAAATCTTATGAGAGATAAAGCATACGCCGCGATTGATGATTTTAAGAATGCATTTAAGTATGTTGCAATTCAAAAAGCAGAAACAGATACGAAAGAAAAGGAAAAGTAGATGGAAGAGGCTCTTACATTACAACAAAGAATGAAGCGTTCTCGTATGATGAAAGCTAAAAGTGGTATAATTGCACGAAAACGTAAAATTGCTATGAATAAAAGAGCAAGTTCAGAAAAGATACAACAAAGAGCAAATAAAGCCGCTAGAAAAATAATTCAAGATAAGATTTTAAAAGATCGTGACAAGGATGAATTATCTTTTACAAGTAGAGAAAAATTAGAAAAGATGGTAGATAAAAAACAACCACTCATTAAAAGAATAGCAAAAAGATTATTGCCTACAATGAGAAAAAAAGAAACAGAAAGGT